GGTAATGTTGATGGTAACGATGCAATTGCAATTGGTACCCGTGTTTTTGGTGGACATAAAGCCAGCTTAAACGGTATCTCAATTGGTAACCAAGCTCGTTCACTTAGTGCATCAGTAACTGGTTATGTTGCAATTGGTAACAGTGCACAATGTAATGAAAACAATTCAGTCGCAATTGGTAACGGTGCATTGGCAGGTACAAGTGGTACCGCAGGTATTGCAATAGGTTTTCAAAGTTCTGTTGCTCAAGGTGATGGTATTGCAATCGGTCGTGCTGCAACTGTAGGTATAAGCGGTAACCAAGGAATTGCTTTTGGTGCTGGTGCTCAATCACAAGCTGCTCGTGCTATTGCAATTGGAGAAGGTGTTGTTGCTAACATTGCAGAATACACCACAACAAAGTACTTACAGTTAACCCAGTATGCATCGCTTAACTATGCTGATGATACTGCCGCTGCTGCAGGCGGTGTACCACTAGGTGGTCTTTACCATAACAGTGGAGCAGCAAGAATCAGAATCGTATAAATAAAAAAATAAAATTATGGCTTTACAAATTTCAACCCAACTTAACACTAGCATTGGTGTTACCATTCCATCAAGCTATGCAAGAATTTCTGTTAGTGATGGTATAGAAGGTACTGCATTGGTAAGTACTATTTCAATTTACCCAACTAAAGAAGCATTTGAAGCTGGAGCTGATCCACTTCCTGTACTTGTTGGAGAAAGACTAATTCAAAACGGTCTTGTAATTGAATACAATCGTGAACTAAATGGTTCAGACACTTTAGGTTTTGCTCACTTGGCATGGATTGCAAAATTATCTGAGTGGGATATCACTGCAACAGAAGAACTATAAAACTGAAACAAATAGCTTAGGCTGTTATATAATAAACAGGTTGCCGTTCTGGTGGCCTGCATACAATAAGGTTTACGTTTCATTTGACTTATTGTTTTTTGTTTTGAGCGAGGGGTTTCCATCTTATCCCCTCGCTCTTTTTTTCTTTTAGCTTTAATAAATAATTTGCTCTACTCAACAATGAGATAGTGCAAAGGTTAATAAATTAGAGAGGGGAGGTCATTGGCCCCTCTTTTTTTGTCTCTACTCCAATGTTAACAAATTGTTAAATTTTAAAATAATTTTAAAATAGTGCCTTTAAAGAGAAATCACGAAGAAAAAAACTCTTAAGGATGAATACATAAATTACAAATTTCAATTGGTAAACCAATTTCAATGATTGCAAGTTCCATCCTGGATAACTTTGCAATCCTTGGTGAAAGTATTCTACTTTCAATTTTCTTTAAATTTTATCTAATAATTCATAATTGTAATCTATGCCTTTGTGGTTTTTTAGTGTTTACTCCGTTGCTACTTAAAACTTAGTTTTCTTTTCCAAATATATAAATAAAAACATGGAACAAGAAATTTGGATTGAATACGATCGTTATCCTGCAGGTTTACCTAAAGGTGATGGCACTAGAACATGGACAAGGTTTGAAGTAAGTAACCTGGGTAATGTTCGTAAATGGAGTGGTAAGACTGGCTTATGCAAACCCATCATACCTAAATTAACCGGTGGAGGGAATGGAGTACAATTCTTAGGCTTACCTTCAAATCGCCATAAGTACATACATAGACTGGTTGCTCAACACTTTGTACCTAACCCAAATAGTTGGACTTGTGTTATGCATATAGACGGTGACCGGTTAAATAATCATTGGACTAATCTTTGTTGGGCAACTAAGTCAGATGTGAGGCGAAATGCTAACCGATAAATAAACCATGGAACAAAACAAAACACTTACACTGTACATTCCTGAATTTGCAGTTGATGCTCCAGACTATGATAAGATCTGGACAACCTTTATGTGGATGATTGGTCAAAATTATGGCTTTAAAGATCAATATACATTTCATATGCATGACTATAAACTAATAACTCATTTTGCACAAGGAACAAGTAATAGATCATTGGCTGCTGCTTTTACACGTAGGTTTAGTAAATGGATCTCAATGGGTAATGAAGTTGATCCTGTAATAGGGCGAATGAAGTTTAAGAATAAAGACTGGACATTTATCCGTTGGGAATGCGAAGATCCACGTATGCAAAGAATCTGGATCCATCTCTATAATGCAGTATGGTTAAGTGATCGTGGTCTTCGCCAAGATCTATTTACTAAAGAAAAAGCAAAACGTATTGTACCTCTTCACGGTGATCTACAGTGGTGGGAGTATAGCGGTAATAGTAATAAAGAATCAGGTTATGTACCACATTATCTAAGACCAATAGGTACATACGGAAATGCTAGTAAAATTAAAATAAAAGAACATGAATGATCATTTTAATTATCTAGGGTTAGATGCAATGCAAAAGTTAAAGTTTAGAGATAACATTTTACGTCTCTACTTACCTTACTTTACAATCGAATCCCTATATAGTACCTTAGAACGAGATCGCGATGAATACATTGCAGATCAAAATTACGAGATAGCACAAGCCTATCAAGACTTAATTAATGACCTCAGACTACTTGACAACCTGGTTGACTAATAATTACGAAGGGATTAAGACCATGTGCCAAAAGATAACACGTGGTCACGAAGAGACGGACGATCTACTTCACTACTCAATACTTCATTTCATGGATCACGCTAGGGCAGAAGAACTTGCCCAATGTGGACAAGCAATGCGGTTCTTAAGTGGTATCATGTGGCGCAGCTTTCATAGTAGCACCAGTGCATATCACACCGAGTACAGACAAAAAGGCCGTGTACATAGTGGTGAGGTACCTGAAGTAGAAGAGATAGGATACGATGACCACACTGACCAGGTTGCCCAAACAGTAACAGATCTAATAGAAGAACTAAAAACATGCGGTGATACAACAACATGGTATCATGCAACTCTATTTACAATGTGGTTAGAGAATCCTAATTATAGTCAGCTTAGTAAACAAACAGGTATACCGCGAACAAGTATAAGCCATGCGGTTGGCGAAACAAAAAAGCTATTACTACTCAAATTAAATAAAATGGGAATAACATGGAATGGATAATTTATGCAGGAGCCTTAGGTGCACTCCTTCAATATGTACCTCAGTGGGAATGGTTTCTTAACCTGGTCCACCTAAACCGTAAGCCGTTTAACTGTCCGCTCTGCTTTACATGGTGGACTAGCTTAATTGGTTTAAATCTTTTAACACAAACTCCTGTATGGGAAACTATATTTATATCTGCAGGTGCTGCCGTACTTGCTGAATTACTCTGGAGAAAATTAATGACAATATGACAACACGAGAACAAGCCCTTACCTGGTTAGAAGATAACAAGTACTTACTAACCAGTTCAATTAAATTTACACCACAACAGATAAGAGACTTCTTTGCAGCTTATAACCTGGTCACAGGCGAAAATAAAGCAGTTGTAGGTTGTGGTAGATGTATTCTTAATATGAAGCATCGCCTACTAAGTGAACTTAAAAAAGCTGACAACCTGCAAAAATATCCACTATATAAAACAGAAAAGGGTACCTTAACCCTTAGACCGCTGGGTGAACAAATTGGATGGATACATGCAGCATCTGATGCATTGGCAAAGGAACAGTTGGCAGTACTAAAAAAAGAAAACTAATATGTTTGAAAAAGGACAAAGCGGTAACCCTAGTGGTAGACCGGTAGGAGCAACATCAGAACAAACAAAAAAAATGAAAGCTGCCTTTGGTTATCTTATTGAAGGTAACCTAGACAGAATGACCGAATGGTTAGACCAGATTGCAGAGCAAGATCCTAAAGCTGCAATGGACATTATCATTCGCCTTAGTGAAAGGTTTGTACCTAAGCTCTCTCAACAACAACTTACAAACGGAGATGGTGGAGATCTATTTAAAAATATCCAATTCCGTTTCGGTGATGAACCTAAACAAGAGTAATGGCCTTTATAGGATTTACACCACATACTGCTCAACGCAAGATAATTGACCAGATCTTAGCTGGACCTGAAAAGTTCCACATTGTCTCAATTGGTAGACAGTGGGGTAAATCTCTGCTAGGTATGAACCTGCTTCTCTACTGGGCAATTAATCATGGACCTGCTAAAATACTTTGGGTCTCACCAGTCTTCTCTCAAGCCACCAAGGTACATAAAGAACTGGTTGAAGCAATAGAAAGTAGTGGCATCATTCTCAAAAACAACTATGCAGACAACTCCATCAAACTCCGTAATGGTTCTGAGATCCTATTCCGCTCAGCAGAAAGGTATGATAACATCAGGGGTCTTACAATGGATTATGGTATCCTTGATGAAGCTGCCTTTATTAAAGACGATGCATGGTCAACTGCTATCAGACCTGTATTTGCAGTAAAGGGTAAAAAGATCCTGTTCATCTCTACACCAAAGGGTAAGAACTTCTTTTATGACCTGTTCCAGTTGGGTAAGAGCGCAGACCATCCACGTTACAAAAGCTACACAGGTAGTAGTTACGATACACCTTACATTGATGGTCAGGAAATCGCTGATGCGCAAAAAACACTACCTCCCAACATATTTAAACAGGAGTACCTTGCCCAGTTTCTAGATAATGGAGGCGAAGTATTTCAAAGGGTGAGAGAAAACACTCTACCTCAATGGCCAACTCCACAAGGCAAAGTATATTGTGGAATTGACTTGGGTCGTGCAGATGACTATACGGTTGCTACCTTTATGGATCAGGCCGGTAATGTGGTAGATATTTACAGACAGAACCAACTTGAGTGGAGTACCATGACCAGAGAAATCGTTGAGCGGATTAAGAAGTGGAACGCA